CTATGTGGCAAAAATCGACAACCACATTTTCTATCGATAAGTGAAGTAACATGCTAATCCCTGCAACGTAAATGCCTTGCTTATTGAAATAGCAAAAGGAGAATAAACAATGACTGTACTACCAACAACGCTTATCGACAGCATGGGGTCCGATCGGTCCGTAGCTAACGCAAGTAAACTTGAAGAACTAAAGGCTGCTTGTGCTGCTGCTGAGGCTGAACTGAAACGTTTACAAGAAGACAACTCGTGACGATCCTAATGAACAAATGATTGGAGAAACAGAATGACTAATAGAGTGATTGAATATACAGTAAAAGTCTACGCTGGCGATAAAGTCTACGCTAGTGGCGATAAGCACTGGTACCTAGACGATAAGCTGCACCGTGAGGATGGTCCAGCTTGTGATTACGCTAATGGTGATAAGTCTTGGTACCTGAATGGTAAACGTCACCGTGAGGATGGTCCAGCTTGTGATTACGCTAATGGTGATAAGTCTTGGTGGCTATATGGTAAGCTTCTGACAGAACAAGAGCACAGGAGATATACTACGTCTAAGCCTACCTCTTGTTCAGGCAAGGAAGTAGTAATTGATGGCATCACTTATGTATTGAAGGAGAAAGAAAATGGCTAAACTTGAAGAACTAAAGGCTGCTTGTGCTGCTGCTGAGGCTGAAAACGAAAAGCTTCGAAAAGGTCTTGAAATTTATCAACGTGAGCGTGACCGCTTCAAACATGCAACTCCAGAAATGACAGGAGCATACTTTGTGGCTGGAGGGCATGGCCCTAAAGACGACAATGAACTACCACAGTTTATAGAAATCTGCCCCGCGTATGGATGTGCATGGGTTCAAATCTATGAGTACACTGGGAGAACCATTGCTTATGAAGGTTCCTAGTTTAAAAACAAATTGTGTCTTCTATAATAAGAATGTGAGATAAAAAATGAAGGTAGTTGAAATGAAACAGTATCCTTGGAAATTCAAACTCAAATGGAATGGTGTCGAGTGTTGACAGCAGAGAAAATGGGTTTGGTAAAAGACAAACTCGGAGAAAATCAACCACGTGAACTTTGGAGTCAGTGTATTCCAGATGCTCGTAAATTTTTGGGATTAGTATGAATGAATTCCGAGTTCTCGTCTGTGGAGGTAGAGACTATGACGACCGAGAAAGACTCTTTAGAGTCCTTGATAAAGCACTCGAAGCTGCAACCCTGGCAGAAAGAACTTTTGTCCTCATTCATGGAGGCGCAAAAGGAGCCGATGCGCTTAGTGGTGTATGGGCGTCAATGCGGAAAGACAGAGTTGAAGAACGAGTATATCCGGCTGATTGGAAAACTCATGGAAGAAGTGCAGGACCAATCCGAAACAGATTAATGTTGACAGATGGTCAACCACATGTTATAGTAGCATTCAAAGGCGGTAATGGTACTGCCGATATGATTCGACAAGGTAAAAAAGCTGGTGTTCCAGTCTATGAGGTGAAATGATGTATATGGCATGGATGTGTTATCCACACGATTATGATTATGAAGCAGAAATAGAAGCTAATATTGTATTTGAAGAGCCTGATAGTTGGAAATACGCCAAGATTATTCCAATTCAATTTAGTGTTCTCCATCAATGGTCTGATAAAGACAAAGGACTTTACAAATGAAACAGTATCCTTGGAAGTTCAAACTCAAATGGAATGGTGTCGAGTGGTGGCAGTCTGAGAAGACTCTTGGGACGGATTATTACTTCTATTACTTCTATTGGTTTGACTGGATTGAAAAGAAAGAGAATCGCTTTCTTGGATATGAATATATGTATTATGATGGTCCCATCGTATCTCTGTGTTTTTGGTGGGTGTGCATGACTTGGTCAACACCTTGGACTAAAGTAAGGAAAGAAGAATGACAGCACAAGAAGCAGCAAAATTACTACTAGATGGCATCCGTGATCCTAATCATGGTGATGCTACTATCGAAGGATTTAGAGATATTAACTGGCAAACAGTGTATGATGAAATGCGCTGGGATCATAATGAAAGCATATAAATATGCGGTGTTGATGATTGGTGCAGTGTCCTAGTGGCAGCATTAAGTGCTATTGCAGGTGAGGATTGAACGATGTATAAAGGAAAGAAAATCTGCATGACTGTTATTGACATTATTAACGAACTGAATGTAGAAAACGGTTCTAATTACAAACTTGCTGTTCTAAAGAAATACACGGATAATGAGCTTCTAAAGCGTATTTTACAAATGACTCAAGACCGAGTAAAGTATACCTATGGGTTGTCGATGAAGCGGTGGAAACAAGGCGAAGCTAAAGATGAAATTTTCAGTAATACAAATACCGTGAAATACAATCTCGTAGAAGTTCTAGATTTTATGAGCGATAAACTTGCCACCCGCCAAATTACGGGTAATGCCGCTATTGACCAAATGCACGAATATCTGATGGGTCTATCCCCAGACGATACACTGATTGCAACACGAGTACTGAATCGTGATCTGCGCATCAATATGGGCCGCACACAGATTAACAAAGTATTTCCAAACTTAATTCAAAAACCTGTTTATATGCGATGTGGGCTATATAACGAAAAATCAGCTAAAAAGATTAATACCACAGGCGCAATTGTACAATTAAAAGCAGACGGTACATACCGAGAATTTGTTGTGGACAATGGCACTGTATCAGCTACCTCCCGATCTGGCGAGGAATATACCTACCCGGTTCACTTTGATCTAATGAAGGACTTCCCCAACGGTCATTATTTTGGCGAATTGACGGTCCTAGGTTCTGATGGTATTCCCATGAACCGTGCTGAAGGGAACGGGCTCATTAACAGTCTCACACCACCACACGATCAGATTATATTTGAAGCTTGGGATTATGTAACATCAGAAGAATATGCCGCAGCAGCTATAAAGAAAAAGTGCTCTACACCTTATGATGAACGGCTTGCTAAACTGCGTGATATCTTGTCTGAATTGGACCACGAACAGATTCGAGTGATCGAAACACATGTGGTCAATACTCTATCCGAAGCATTGCAACATTGCGCAGATTGGATGAATGAGGGGCTTGAAGGCGCGATTCTCAAAGATGCAAAGTCGGTATTCCGTGATGGGACAAACCCACAGCAATTGAAATTAAAGTTGGAACTTGATCTAGATGTACGTATCACGGGGTTTCAGGAAGGTACACCAGGAACTGCCCGCGAAAAAACATTTGGCGCAATTCTTTTTGAATCTGACGACGGTATGATCAAGGGTAGAACATCCGGTTTTTCCGATGCTCAATTAGATGATTTTAATTCTCGTAGAGAAGAAATGATTGGTAAAATTATTACCGTACAATGTAACGATCTGACTAAGGCTCGTGATAATGAACATTATGCGCTATCACATCCTCGGTTTATTGAGGTGCGCGATGATAAAAACGAAACAGATACTCTGGAACGTGCTTTAGAGATCAAGAAAATGGCAATGGATTTGAGCTAATGACTACTGAGTCGAGTGCTATTCTGCATAATGCTTTGGAAGATGCTAGAGCCATCAAACGTAGTTGGTATCGTCGTGAACAAGAAATGTATGGATACGGAGAAAAAAATGATTGATCCAGAAACACTTAAAGTAGGTGATGTGTTTTATTCTGTGAAGGAGAGAAACGCCGCTTTTCATCGTAAGAAAATTCATCAGGAGATCAATGGAGAAGATTGGTTCAAGTATGATATGCCTCTTCGCACTTATGAAATTGTGACTTGGAAAGTTCGCGGTATTCTTCGTAAAGAACTTGAAGGTCAATGGAAGCATGATCCGGATGGTGCCTACGCATCAACCGAGTACTACGTTAGCTACCAAGATGCAACTCACGTGGGAAATACTGTGAAGTATTTTGATTACGATACAAAATATTTTCTTGACATGGACGAAGCTTTAGTGTATAAATCAGAGTTAGAAGCACAAGCAAGAGTGATGGATATGACATGACCTTTGATGAGTCGTGAAAAGAAGGAGCAAAAAATGAGCAACTATCACCCAGATAATTGGGTAATAATCAAAATCAAAGGCGATGATCCTCACTACAGAGTTCTGGCTGGATGGTCAGGTTCGTATTTAAACGGTAGTTCTTGGCGTATGAATAGTGGTATCACTTCTTTTTTTGAAGGTGATGAACACTTTTTGTTTTATGGCTCAAGCGGGTCTTGCTACAGTTGCGGTAAAGAGTCTTACAGGTTAAGAATGAACAACGCTGGTATTTGGAATCAACTGCAAGAAATCCACAGCGACAAAGTAGAGTTGATGCCAGAAGATACTGACTGGTCAAAAATAGATTGGATAATCAAATGAGCCTAACAAGTAAAGCACAAGCATATGACGTTCTTATCAAAGCATTGTTCGAAATACTTGATACTGTAGAAGAAACTGATGACGGCAGAGAGTTCAGACCGACCGTAATCAGGTCTTGTCGTTCATTAGATGCGGAAAAGCTAGATCATATTTTGGTCGCACTGAAAAATACATTAGAAGACCAAGGATAAACATGCGTGTAAAAATTGGAAACTATCGTGACCGTTGGGTGAGTTATGTTCACGACAAATATATGGACAAGAAGTATGGCCGATACGAATGGGAAAACAGCAGCACTAACCTTGAACATGCGCTTGAAAAACTAGAAGACGGTTTGCAGTGGCTTTATAACGCGACAATCAATAAAATACTTGACAAGCGTATAGATCGAAAGATTAGTGTTCGTATTGATCCTGAAGATTTTGAATAACTCCTCAAAACTATGCTAAGTGGCATGGAGACAAATGCAAAAAGATTCGGCCTAGAAAGGCAGTACCAATAGATAAAATAATAGAGTGTCCTCATTGTAAAAAAGTTGGAAAAGATGCGCCTGCAATGAGAAGATGGCATTTTGATAAGTGTATAGAAAGGAAATGATAATGTTGGAAGTTTATTTGTGGAAATGGCCTAAAGGTAAACTATTACAGTGGTTGGGAGTCAAAAGTAAGAAATACTTCTATATGGAAATGAGCAACCAAGCAACTTGGAGTATGGATCACACTCTATCGCATATCGTTCTTCCTATGCTGAAACAGTTGAAATCAACGAAGCACGGTTCTCCTTGGGTTGAGGACGAAGATGTTCCAGAAGAACTGCGTAGCACGAGTGCTCCACCCAAAGAAAATGATTATGACCTAGATGACAATCATCATAAGCGTTGGGACTGGGTGCTTGATGAAATGATCTGGGCTTTTGAAATGCTAACAAAAGACGACTGGGAGTCTGACTACTATGGAGATTGGATTAAAGATGATGAAACACCTTTATCCGGACACTTTGATTGGACAGATGATGAAGGCCGCAGAAAAGCAAATGTTAGAATAGATAATGGATTAAGATTATTCGGAAAATATTTTCGATGTCTTTGGAATTAATAAAGGAATATAAATTGAAAACTAATAAAAGCCTTGATATTATGGACTTGTTCAAGACGCCTAATAAGCAGAGCGAACGGTTCACGACAAGACACGCAGCGGCGATTCACGAGTTCTATCTAAGCGGAACTATCGAATCGGCTGACGAATACCTTGAATGGTTTGACGTTATTCGTAATGCAGGTAAGAACGATGTAGTACGTATCTATATCAATTCGTATGGCGGTGACCTCTTTACCGCCATTCAGTTTCTACGCGTACTGCAAGACTCAGACGCTACTATCATGGTATCTGTTGAAGGCGCTTGTATGAGTGCTGCAACTCTTGTCTTTATGTGTGGTCACCATTTTGAAGTATCTGAACACTCCATGTTCATGTTCCATAACTATTCAAGTGGCGTTATGGGTAAGGGTGGCGAGATGTTTGACCAACTGAAGCATGAACGCGAGTGGTCAGAAAAGCTTATGCGTGATATCTACGAAGACTTTCTTACCGAGAAAGAGATTGTTTCAATTCTTGACAACAAAGATATTTGGATGGACGGTGACCAAGTTATCAAACGACTAGAAAAGAAGATGAAGAAACTTGAAAAGGCAGACAAAGAGAAAAATAATGAGGATTAAGTACGAAAGTGTAATAGTACCTTTCGTTAGTGTCAAGTAAACCAAATCAAAATAATAAAAGAAAAGGCGTCTTCGGGCGCCTTTTTTTGTTGACAACCATATATGATTCGTGTAGTATCTAAGTATAGACAATAGAGAGATTCGATATGACTGCATGTGAATATCCAACATACAAAGATTACTACGAAGCCCGTGCAAAACAAGGTCTTCAAGTGATTCCAGAAAAACTTTATAACGCTTTGAAAGACTAGATGATGAACATCAATCACAGACCAATCTTTGACACTGAAATAGCAGAAAAACTTTACTCTGAGAAGGATGGCGTAGATGTTAAGTATGTCTGCACATCTGCACTTGGTAGCGAAGCACGAGCAATGGATATCTTCTACCGTGAGATCCCTCACCCAGAGTTTGGTAATCGTTATTTTGGTTTGTATGATGCAAACAACTATGGTGGCGTTCGTGGTGGACTCATGATTACTAATGCCGACAAAATCGAAGATGCTGAATTTGGTATGGTCGAAGTGGATGGTCAACTGCACTACAGTCAACATCGTCATGATTTCTATAGTGTAGGTGGTGTATCACTAGACGGCGGGCGGGCATACTTTAAGCGTGTTGGTGATATGAGTATCCCAGCGCAATGGTTTGTTGTAAAAGATGGAGAGTTTGTAGATGCCCCTACCATATAATCGTGAACCAATGAGTCCTGGGTGGTTTGCCGAGCAAGCCCAAGACCTCTCTCGTGTCAATCGTGTCGAAGTTATTGATAACGATGGTCGTGTCTATACAAAGTATAACGTAACGGGCGTATCGTATCGACTGCAAGATGATTGTCAAACTTTGAAGCTATTTGTGGATTATGAAGAATGAGAAAGGCGTTTTGGGAAGGGTTCTTTGATGGATTATATAAAGCAAGTGTAATTCTCAATCCCTTTATTCTTATTGGTGCATTGTTGCTTTATTACATGCATCCTTATGAACAGTGTAAGCGTAAATATGGAGACCCAAATGATATCATGGAATGTGTATGGATTTTAGAAAATGACTGAACCAAGACTTTATATCGTAATGCGTGAAGACCTCTGGGACATGAACCCAGGCAAAGGTATGGCACAGGCAGCACATGCACAAGCATTGTTTGATGCATACGACTTTGCTGCAAATTATTGCCTAGAGGAATATTGTCAGTGGCGAGGTGATGGACCTGATTGTTTAGGTTTTGGTGTAACCACAGTGTTGTCTGCACCTTTAAACGAATGGATGGATATTTCTCTAGGTGTTCAGCACTATGGTTATGTTGCAGACCCAACTTATCCATATCGCAATCACTACGGCAAGATGTTTACCCGTGAAGAAGAAACTTGTATGTGGGTGTTTGCAACAACCGAAAAAGAACTGGAACATATGAAGCGATGGAAACTGCATCCATGAAAGATGAACTGTATCATCGCAGGCGAGAACATCAAACAATATTACAAAACAGACGCAAGGATAAAATGGACATGTCAAGCGAAGTGAAAGGACAATATGTAGTCGTAACCGCAATCTCAAGTCATCGTATGCGATACGTTGTACCCATGAGTGAGTTGCAAAAGTTGAACGAAGACTGTCAAGTTGATCCAAAATGGGCACTTGATTTAGTTACCATGCAAGAAGTGAAAGAGTTTTCGCAAGATCATATAGGAGAACAAATCTCTGATATGTTTATTGTAAGTGAAGAAGAAGTTCTCGATCTCTTTGATAGAGATAATGAATATGCATCTGACTGGTCAAGAGACTATAAGATCGCAAGTATTCATCACTGGGAAGAATATCCGAGCGATGAACGAGCGATTGAGTTTGAAAATATTCGTCAAGAAGAATTTAAAGGGAAATATACTTCGTAAAAATATCTTGACATAACACAAAAAATCTGATATTATAAGCACACTATTAACTTAGGAGAATACTATGGGTAAGAAAAAACACAGCACTGGTAACGTATCAAAAGGTGAACGTCGCAGTTCAATCAAAACATCGAATCGTGATCCAGGTCAACGTCTTTTGAACCAGATGGCAGCCCTTGAAAAGGGTAAGAATGTTGTCTTCACAATCGCAAATCCAAACAAGAATGAGACAAACAAGCGGTTCATTAAGCAACGTGTCTCTGGTCGTGAATGGTTGAAGCGTGGGGATAAGTTTAAACCAGCTAGTGGTGCCAATGATTAAAATTTATGGGACACCTCTATGCGGATACTGTAAACAAGCTATCTCGTTAGCCGAGAAATATAATTTACGATATAGATATATCGATGCGTTGGATAACTCCGAAGAATTTTCAAAAGAGTTTCCTGACGCATCGACAGTACCACAGATCATGTGGGATGATCGTCATATCGGTGGTTATAGCGATTTTGCAAAAGAAATTGAAAACACAATTGGAGGTTATGGTGATGGAAAAATCTGATGTTATCGAATCGTTTAAGAATGGTGTCGTGACTATTGAGTTTACAAAGGTGAATGGTGAGTATCGCAAAATGGAAGCTACACTCAATTCTGATATTCTACCTGAAGTCGTTCGCGAAATCGAAGAGAAGGTTGCACCTCGTAAGAAGACTGAAGACGCTCTTTCTGTTTGGGATATCAACGCAGAAGGTTGGCGTAGTTTCCGATGGGATAAACTTCAAACAGTCAATGGTACAGCATTCTAATGCAGTCGAATGAACTGAATAAAAATGCGAAAGGCGGCACCGAGTTAATGGGTGACCGCCTTTCACTACACGTTGATAGTAAATTGTTAGATCAATTTCAAATTATATCAAGTCGCGTGAGAGACTTGGATTCATCAAAACGAAAGGTTCTGTGGCTTCATGATCTATCACAAGACCCAGAGGTACAACATCTAAAAGATGGTGGGTGGAAAAAATTTGACAAGCTCGTGTTCGTTTCTCATTGGCAACAACACATGTATAATGCATATCTTGGTGTACCATTCGAAGCAGGTATTGTACTGAAAAACGCGATTGAACCTATTGAGACATTAGATAAAAAAGATAAAACTATTCGTTTGATTTATTATAGCACGCCACATAGAGGACTAGACATACTTTATTCGGCATTTGACGAGCTTTCGAAGCACAGAGATAACGTCGAGCTTACTGTATATTCATCGTTTGGCTTATATGGTTGGCCGCAAAGAGACGAGCCATATAAAGAACTTTTCAAGGCACTTGACAGTCACCCTAAAATTCAGTATAACGGTGCAGTATCAAATGATCATATTAGAAAAGAGCTTGGTAGACATGACATCTTTGCATATCCTTCCACATGGATGGAAACATCTTGCATATGCCTTATCGAAGCAATGAGTGCTGGTCTACAGTGTGTACATTCGTCATTAGGTGCATTGCCTGAGACAAGTATGGGTGTGACAAGAATGTATCAATACACTGACGATAAAAATAAACACGCAAATATATTCTATCAAAATCTTCTGGCAGCAGTTGACACCGTGAAAGGTAGCAATACCGACTTGCAAGTTGCACTAACAAATCATCACTATGATTGGAAAAAACGTGGAAAAGAATGGGAGAACATGTTGACATCATTATTGTAATATGATATTAATATGTGAAATAGGAGTTCGAATCATGGCTAAAAAAGCTACAAATATGCCCATGCGCGGAAGCAAGGGATCAAAGCTGATAGAAGAGAAGAAAATAGGATACGAGACTGTTGATTGGTCAAGTGTAGAGATGTTTGATTATCAGTCAAAGATTCTTGATACATTGCGACATTATGGTTATTTCTACGATATCAAAGACTCTTTTTCTTGGGCAGCCGAGTGGGTGAAAGCAAATAAGTCAAAGCAAGACTTGAAGTTCTTCAAAGCATCGTCTGATCGTCTCTTTTCTATGACAGCAGGTGGGCTATGTCGCATGATTATGAACGGTGCAGTTCTACCAGAAACATCTTTGAACTTAGTCGAGAGATATATAGATAAAGCTATTGCCGATGGAAAGGCTTCTATCGAAGGTGCAGATAACGTTTCTATTGTCGATATACCTCGCCGCACACCTGCGGATATTGTAAAAGAACGCACATCAGACTTCATTGCGTGTATCGAAGAAATGCTTGACATGTTCGACGGTGAAGTATGGATGGATTGGGAAAACTATTCTGTGTACAACGAATTACAGAAAGGTGATCTTCCATATAACACGGCAAAGGGAGTTGTCGATTACTACACACCATTGTGCGATGAACTTACTGAGTTGGTTGATAAAAAGACCGACGATCTTGTGGAAGCGTATTCACACTTGGGTGTTCGAAAGCGTAAGCAATTGCTAAATGTTGTTCAAGGTGTCATTTCAGATGCTGAGAAATATATGACATCTAAAAAGGCTATTCGCAAGCCGCGCAAGAAAAAAGTGACGAGTGCTGGTCAGCAAGTATCTAAGGTACAATATCTCAAAGAAAGCGCTGAGTTCAAGTTGGCAAGTATCGATCCTATCAATCTCGTGGGCGCTAACGAAGTATATCTATTCAATACAAAGTATAGATATATCATTCACCTCGTATCATCTTCGAAGAGTGGATTCCAAGTTAAAGGTACGACAATTCAAAACATCGATATTGATATGTCTACGCGCAAGACTATACGTAAGCCAGACGAGTTCTTCACAGAATTCAACAAAGCCACGAAAGCAAAGCGTAAAAAGATTCTTAACGATATCAAAGCAAAGCCTGCTGAACCGAAAGGTCGACTAAACGATCAAACACTAATTTTGAAGGTATTCTAATGGACAATATTATCGATCTTCAGAGCGTTAAGCAAAAAAAGGAAGAGGATCGTTTCGACGAGCTTGTTCAAGATATTGATGATCACGAAGAGACTATAGACCTTTTTTGCGTCAAAGCAGTTCAAGGTATTGTAGGTATTCTAATAGACGAATTTGGTTGTGACATGTATGCCAACCATAAGACAATATATGATATAATATCAATTGTAGAGCATATCAAAAGTCTATCATATAGAGCTAGGAGTGAAGAGTATCCTTTACAAACATATACTGACATGCTACTCGAAAACTGCATAGATGATCCAGAAGAAATGTTGCATCAATTTATGAATGATGAATATTATTAATACGATATTGACAATTGAAGATGTCTGATATATAATAAGTATATTAGATAAGGAGAATAAAAAATGATACTTGTTGACTTAAACCAAGTGATGATATCGAACATGATGGTTCAGATCGGCAATCACAAAAATGCAATGGTTGACGAAAATATGATTCGTCACATGATCTTAAATTCGCTGAGATTTAACAAACTTAAATTTGAACAAGATTTTGGTGAAATGATAATCTGCGCAGATGACAAGAACTATTGGCGAAGGTCGTACTTTCCGTACTACAAAGCAAGTCGGCGCACAGATCGTGACAAGTCCGAGCTTGATTGGAATACAATCTTTAATGCGCTAAACAACGTGCGTGAAGAGATAAAGGAATTCTTTCCATACAAAGTCATTCAAATTGAAACTGCTGAGGCAGATGACATCATCGGAACTATTGCGCACACCGAAGGTATGATGCTGAATTCTGGTAAACCAATTCTGATACTATCTGGAGACAAAGACTACATTCAACTTCACACATATGGAAACGTTTCACAGTACGATCCCACACGTAAGAAGTGGATTCGACATTCTGATCCAGAGTCATACTTGCACGAGCATATCATTCGCGGTGACCGCGGAGATGGTGTTCCAAACATTCTTTCACCTGATAACTGCTTTGTTATGAGCATTCGTCAAGGTCGTGTGACGCAAAAACGACTCGATGAAACAAAAGACATAAATAACATGAACGAAGAGATGAAGAGGAACTACATTCGAAACAAGACGCTTATTGATCTTACACGTGTTCCAGATAACATCAAGGAACAAATTCTAGAAGCATACAATGCAGAGAACGAAAAAGATAGATCACTCTTGTTTAACTACTTCGTTAAAAACAAACTCAGAAACCTAATGCAGCACATAAGTGAATTTTAAAGGACTAACATGATACTATCAATTGCCGAGATTGTCGAGAAGGCATGTGAATTGAAGACTAAAGAAGAGAAGATTGAGTGGTTGAAGAAAAACACGAATCAACCACTTCGAAATATTCTTTCTCTGATGTATAACAAGCATAAATTTGAATTCAATATTCCAACAGAAGCACCTCCTTACACATCATCTGATTATCCAGATTCTCAGGGAATGCTCTATAAAGAGGCCCGAAAGCTTAAATATTTCGTAAAGGGTTTCGGTGGAGAAAACCTCACTAGATATAGACGCGAGGCGCTGTTCATTCAAATGTTAGAATCTGTGGATAGTAAGGACGCTATTTTACTGTGTAAAATGATTGCACAGAAACCTCTAAAGGGATTGACAGCAGACGTTATCAACAGTGCTCTTGGAGATGTTGTAGAGAAACCGACAAAAAAAGCGACAAAGACTGATGGCTAAGAATAAAAAATTTCGTGACTGGATGGAAGAAGACGAGTGGGAAGACCGCGAATCTGATCACAAAAAGAAAGACTCGAAGCGATATGATGCCAAGAAAGATAATGTTAGAAACGCAAGAAAGCAAAAAAGAAATTTGAAAGATTCCTTTTTTGATGGTTGACATTCTCTAACGAATCGTCTATAACTATGAAGTAACCTGAGAAAGATATATTATGAAAGATAAAGTGATTCTTGTTGACTGTGACGGGGTTCTGTGCGATTGGGTATACGCCTTTGATGCATGGATGGCTCGTCACGGTCATGAGAAACTACATGCTGATGTATATGAATTGAGCGAGTGCTATGGTTTAGAGAAAGCTGAGGTTAAAGTCTTAGTAAAAATGTTCAACGAAAGCGCAAGCATCTGTTGCTTACCACCTTTGCGAGACGCTATCAAGTATATCAAAAAGCTTCACGAAGAGCATGGTTATATTTTTCATTGCATCACTAGCCTGAGCCTCGATCCATATGCACAAAAGCTTCGTGGTGAAAACATTCGGGCTTTGTTCGGCGAAACTGCTTTCGAGAAAATCACATGCCTTGACACTGGTGCTGATAAAGATGAAGCGTTGCTTGAATACAAAGATACTGGATGTTACTGGGTCGAAGATAAAAAAGATAACTGCGACCTTGGTCACGCTTTAGGGCTTGAAGCTTTGCTGATTGCTTGGGACCATAATGCTGATTATGATGGACCTGGTACTCGGGTACAGAACTGGAAAGAAATCTACGATATCGTTACTGGTTAACACAAGTTAAATGCTCTGTTGACATAAATACAATTGTCAATAGATTGAGAATCAAAATGATCAGTCTATT